AATACTCCAATCGAATTCTCCTGAAACACTTCGTTATGTACATACTTTTTGCGTTTACGCAAAGAAGATGCCATATGAAGATCCTAATTTTCATAAAAACTCTATGAAGAGTTGGTATGAAACTGAGGATAGGATTAGACAACACGAAGATTCGGACCCACAACTCCTCCAAGACTTATCAGAAATACTTGCTGAAGTTTTCGATGGCTTCAGCATGCATCCTGATGACTTCTATCCTAAACACGGCCCAGGGTCAACTGTTGACTCTGGTTCGTCTTGGGTTACGAAGGTCTGGAATGTTGTGTTTCCGGATTCCCTAAGAGTTACGACTTCCTCGTACACTCTAGGTGGCACCCATCCCATGTCTAGGATAGGGTACGGTGAATCGATGCGTAATGGAGTGAATTGGGATGTATCGAAGCTTTTATTCGTACCGAAAGATCTAAAAACATCTAGATCTATCTGTATGGAGACAAGCGGGACAATGTTTGCTCAACAAGCAATCATGTTCCACATCTTAAAAAAGCTCCGGAAGAGTGTTATTGGTTCTATCCTTGACTTCACAAATCAGGGTAGAAACCAAGTCGCCTCTGAAATCGGTAGCAAAACCGGTGACAGAGACACGATCGACCTCTCGCAGGCTAGTGATTCTATCAGGTATTCCTTGGTGAAGAAAATCTTCCCGAGGAAAGTCTTGAAGTATCTCATGGCCACGCGAAGTCGTCGTGTTCTTCTCCCAGATGGTAGCTATTTCACTCCCGTGAAATACGCACCTATGGGTTCAGCTTTGTGTTTCCCTATACAATCACTTATCTTTTTGAGTGTCTGTATTAGAGAACAAGTGCTGAACGATGGCGGACCCCGTGACAATTGGACTGGTTCATACAAGGCTAGTCACCTTGTCAGTCCAAACGTCTACGGAGACGACATCATTTGTGATTCCTCTATCACAGATGATGTTATAAGTAGTCTCGTTAAGCTCGGCTTCGTAGTCAATACGGAGAAGAGTTTCCGTGGAAAACAGGCTTTTCGCGAATCTTGCGGAAAGTTCTATTACCGCGGTGACGACGTTTCACCTTATAGATACCGAGTTGGAAACTATACTCTTAGGAGAATAGTTCCGGCGCTATATGCTAGTATCAACAATGCATACAGTTTCGGTCTCTATAATGTACGTAGGACCTTGATAAGAGTGATGAATCTTCATCACCCTGTCAATTTTACTGATAGTATCAGTAAATTTGGAATCTACGTACGTCGCTTAACGAGGGAGTCCTATAGGCATTTGAGGATGCGGTATAACGCCAATCTTCAGAGGCTTGAAGTTCGGACTCTCGTGCCAAAAGTGGATAGAGTGTTTTACCCCGAATCGGAGTTAACACAATATCACAAATGGCTAGATTACTGGGTTACTCGACCGGTTTTGC